GTCACCGAAGCTCAATCCGAATTGGGTGGAGCAGTTGATGGGCTTACCCATCGGGTGGACAGACTTAGGCTCCTGGGGAACGGAGTTGTCCCCCAAACCGCAGAATTAGCGTGGAAATCACTTTGGAGGCTAATCAATGGGTAGTTTCTTAGGATGGTTAAGTTACGATCTGTGGTGCTATTGCCCGCATTGCAGGGAGGAATATGACCCCGATTACGAACACGAACACGATGACTGCGGAGAGGACGAGTAGATCTGAGATATACCTGACACGCGAGGAAGCGTTAGCGGGGTGGTATCGCTTTTGGTCTAAGAATGAGGTGGATTTCTTTCTTAAGGATAAGTACGGCAAAAATATTTTAGATGAGGACGGTAATTGCATCGCGGTCCGCAAAAACATTCCCCGTGTATTGCGGGATAAAAACCAAATCAATTTTAAGAATGGAGCCCTCTAGGCAGTTAATCCATGAGTTCAAGGCTTTGTTTCACAGATGGGAAGAGGAGAGCGATATGGAACAGTATGAGATACTTGAGTGCCTGGGTGACGCAGTGGATGAGTACTACGATGAGGAGATTGTGGATTTTGAAAGTGAGATAGAACTAGATGAGGAGGATGAGGAATGAATATATATAAACCAACAGGTAAGAAACTAGAGAATTGGCCCCAATTGGTGAATCGGTTGACGAAGGAGAATCATGACCTTCAGCGTAGGATACGGGAGTTAGAGAAGCAGGTAATGGAGTTAATGGCTCAGAGCAATGGATAATGAAAGTCCCACCAGGATGGAATCCGATTTATTGGCGAAAATACGGGCGAGCAATACCACTATCCGTACAAAAATTACCACAGTGCGACTTGTTAAAGCTGGGGCCACCGACATTGAAATTAAGCCAAGAGGCGTTGGAACGGATACGCAAGGCTGGGCAGTCGGTATCCAGGAAATCCCGTGCAACTCGCTCGAAGAGGGCATCATCATAGGAATGGAGATACAGGCGAGGGAATGATCCGCACCAGGTATGAAAGTCAGACTGACCTTGCGAATGAGCGTAAGGTGGAGGCTTTCTTGTCTAAGCAATGGGATTGTCATTTCCATAAGCTTAACCCGATTAAGTGGAAGATTGACTACCTTATCCAAAGCGGGGATCGGTATAGTTGGGCGGAGTTGAAGTGTTTGAATATAAGGTATGGGCAGTATCCGTTTATGATTTCGTACAAGAAGATCGAGGCCGCGAAGTTATTACATGATACTTCTAGCAGAAAGTTTAATCTGATTTTCAGATGTACGGATGAGTTGTGCTTTCACACTTGGGATTTCAGTAGAGATTATAAATTTGAGTGGGGTGGCCGCACAACCGCCACTCGTGACTCGCAGGATATAGAACCTGTTTTTCGGGTTTACCCGGAGCAATGTAAAGTAGTGGAGGGATTCAATGAATGATGAGGAAATAATGAATAAGGCACTTAAACGCTTTGCGGAGGATGCTCGCAAGAAGTTCATTGCAGGTGTGCGAGAGCATAACCCTGATGGCACAAAGGGGCTATCTCGGATGACGCTGGAACAGAAGCTACGCAGTTGTAGGGAAGAGGTTATAGACCTGTGGTTTTACCTATATGTAATTGAAGAGAAATGCCTAAGTTAACCTATGCGGATGAGATAGATGCCAACTTTGGCATCCCTTGGACAGATGATTTAAAGTTTGTAAAGGGCGAGCTTGCCTGTGCGTTGAGCGAGGAAGAGGTGGATGCTTTACCGCAGGAGCGGGCAGAGATGTTGAGTCGCTTAATCATTGACCAACCCAATAGCGAAATAGAGGACCCTATCGCCTGGGGATGGACATTACCTGGTTGGCGCAGGGTGATGGAACGCTGGGATAAGGATAAGATTCATGTCATACTTGGTGGAAATCGGTCATCCAAAACAATGTTCGCTTCTCGGCTGTTAGTCCATTTGGCTCAACAGATACCCGAAGCTGAGATTCGCAGTATGCACGTGACAGAGGAGCGTAGTATTACCGATGCCCAAAAATACATTTGGTCAAACCTCCCTGCCCGTTACAAGCGGACAAAGAAGAAGAGTGAGAATCACAGCTTGCAGTATAATCAGAAGAATGGGTTTAACTCTGCCAAGGCGATCCTACCGCCCACCACGCCAGGTGCGGAGCGGGGTAGTACGATTTACTTCAATAACTACAGGCAGTATATGGCAGACCCGCAGATATTTGAGGGATGGTCTGCCCATGCCATACACCTCGATGAGGAAGTACCGGAAAGTATTTTTAATACATTGCTAGGTAGGACGGTGGACTATCACGGCAGGCTGATTTTGACCTTTACGACCCTTCAAGGGTGGACACCTTTGATTAATAGTTTGCTTAAGGGAGCGGAGACGGTGCGTACCCGATACAGCGATTTATTACAGCGGGAGTTGCCTGTGGAGCAGGTGTCTGCGAATTGGCCCGATTGTCGCATTCATTACTTTTGGACACAGGATTCGCCCTTTATCGATGGGCAGGAGTTGATCCGCACCTATTCCCAGCAACCGCTGGAGACCAAGCTTGCCCGATTATTCGGAGTGCCTTCGAAAGCAATGGAAGGGCGCTTCCCTAAATTTAACAGAGAGACCAATGTGGTGCCTCACGAGAAGATCCCCTTCATACAGGATGACACGATACCGGTTACCCGGTACTTTGTCTGCGACCCTGGGGGAAGTAAACCTTGGGTGGCTATATGGGCAGGAGTCATGAAGGATGGGAGTGTTTACATATATCGCGAGTTCCCTGACAGCACAATGGGGCAGTGGGCATTACCTCATGTTAATGGGGTAGGGAAGAGTGTGGGTAAACCTGGTCCTGCCCAGCGTCCTCTTGGGTGGGGATATATCGATTACAAAAATCACTTTGAGGAATGTGAGCATGAAGAGGATATCTTTGAACGCATCGTGGACCCCCGCATGGGATCGGCAACGGTGAGGGAGAAAGAAGGTGAAAGTAATATCATCACCACTATGGCCAACCTTGGCTTTGTTATGCGTCCCGCACCTGGCGTGGAGATTGAAACAGGGATTGCTAAGATAAATGATGCGTTATCATGGGATGACACTCAGCCAATGACGAATCAGAATAAGCCAAAGCTTTATGTATCAGATCGATGCGACAATACAATCACCTGCCTATTGGAATACAGCGGTCAGTCTCGCACCGAGCATTTCAAGGACTACATCGACTGCATTCGTTACCTCATGGTAAGCGGTGCAGATCACATCACAAACTCTAGTATGTTGGCTACAGGTGGTGGCGGGTATTAAAAGAATTTGACTTGTCAACTACAAAAGTCTACAATCTGCTACGCATATGCAAAGCGCGTCTGATCCCGAACTATTGTTTGTCTCTAAAGAACCCGATGTGGGTTATTTGCAGGAGACTTACCGCCGCACTAAGAGTGACTTAGGCGAATGGATGGACCGTAGGCAAAGAGATTACGATACCCGTAATTGCTTATGGTCAGGTAAAAGTGATGATTTTAAAAAGCACAGCACTTTATCTGAGACAGGAGAGGTATTTCCCTTCGATGGGGCAAGTGACCAGGAGGTAAGACTCGTGGATGAGACGATCAACTGCATGGTCTCAATGTCACTTAATGCTGTACGACGCGCTCACATCATCGCAACTCCGGTGGAGTCAGATGATATGGAAAGGGCGAATGTTATAAGTTCGTTTATTAGGTGGCTCGTAAATAGTAGGATGGAAGAATTTTATGACCAAGTGGAGCTTGGTTTAAACCACCTCTATGAAAAGGGCATGATGGTGCATTATGTTTATTGGGATAGCCAAGACCTTAAACAGCAACAATCTATCAAGCTTGAAGAGATCGCACAGGCTATGCCTCAGATCGCACAGGTCATCCAAGACGGCAGTATGGATAATGAGTTATCTTCTGCCCTTAAGGAGCAATTCAAAGTATCCAAAACAAAAGCAAGGGCTATGCTTAAGGAACTACGCAAGGAGGGTGAGACTACCGTCCCTGTTACCAGGCGGGTTATAAATCAACCCCGCATCAAAGCCTTGGCGCCCGATGAGGATGTGTTTTGGCCATCCTACACCATCGACCCACAGGAAGCACCTTATTGCTTTCATGTCATAAACATGACACCCGAACAACTACGGGCAAAGATAAACACCGAAGGGTGGGACGAGGAGTTTGTGGACTCTGCCATTGAGTTATCTCAGCATGGTGAGTCCGATACCCCGATTAATAATTTACGGCTGGAGGAGGAAGTTCTCCGCAATGATGACGATACTATCCGCATAGTATACTGCTACCAACGCCTCCTCGATGAGGATGGTATACCCGGCATATACTGCACCATTTTGCATGACCGCGTGCCTGAGATGTACGCCAAGCATCAATTACTTGACTATTCACATGGGAAGTATCCCTTCGTAGTTAGTACCTACGAGAAAACATCCAAGCGTTTGTATCACTCACGCTCTGTTTCTGAGCTTGGTGAAGGCCCGCAAAATGTTTTAAAGATCGAAGAGGACGCTAGTATTGATCGGCAGTCACTTGCCACGATGCCACCTTTGGAGCATCCTTTAGGGAGAGCGCCCACAAAGTGGGGTCCCGGAGTTCGGATCCCTTATCGCACACCTGGAGAGTACAGATTTGCAGATACTCCCCGCTATGATGGCGGTTCTATGGAAGTGCGCAGATATGTGAAGGAGCAACTCGACCGCTACATTGGACGCAACGCTCCTGGCGTGGATCGTGTGGAAGCACAGATGAAGCAACAGCGAAACATCGATAAAGTGTTCCAGCACCTCAAGTATGTCATCGATCAAGTCTTTACACTTTATCAGCAGTATGGACCCGATACGGAATATTTCCGTGTCACCGGTATGCAGGATGCCCAAAAGTTTTCCAAGGGAAGACCGGGCGAAAGGTTTGATTTTTATATGCAGTTTGATGCCGCCTCACAAGACCCGGAGCAAATGCTTGAGCGTGTAAAGATGGTGGCGGAACTTGGCGGTATGCTTGATAAAAACGGCACTTTAGACACAGAGAAACTGCTTCAGCTTACCGTGGGGCAAATCCTACCTGGTGCTTCTGAGAAGATACTGCTACCCAAAGAGACTGCTTCACAAAAAGCGATGGAGGAAGAGCGTCAGACTATTGCAGAACTTGTGGCGGGTGTACCGCCTAATGTTCGCGAGCAGGATGCACACGAGATGAAGCTCCAAGTATTTCAGCAGTGGTTGCAACAACCTGACATCCAACAGAAAGCACAGCAGGATCAAGCCTTACAGGAGCGTATACAAACCTATATGCAACAGCGTCAGATGCAGATTCAGCAAAAACAAAACGCTCAGATTGGAAGGCTCGGCACTGCACCCACACAATTCGGACAAACAGGAGGATAAGCATTATGCCAAAGGTAGGTAAGAAAAAATTTGGTTACGACAAGAAGGGTAAAGCGGCGGCAACTGCTTACGCTAAGAAGACCGGCAAAAAGATGGTTAAAAAGCGTGGCAAGAAGAAGTGAGCATAACCTATAGAGGTGAGAGATTTAGTGGTTATAATAAACCAAAACGAACACCAGGAAAGTCTAAGAAGTTTGCTGTACTTGCTAAGGATGGAGATAAGGTCCGCCTTGTTCGTTTTGGAGACCCTAATATGCGAATTAGAAAATCCGAACCCGCCAGGCGTAAATCCTTCCGAGCGCGACATAAGTGCGATGAAAAGAAGTCTAAACTAAGCGCTGGCTATTGGTCTTGTAAGAAATGGTGACGGTAAGGAACAAGTGATGTGCGAGAACTGCAAAGAGAATGGTATTGGGTCATTGTGCTGGTTATGTTCTTCCTCGAAAGAGAGATGATCCTGGACACTATGTTCATGGCCCTATCTATCGCCTTTGAAATATTTAA